GTGATAGCGTGCCGCCCATGTCGCCACGAGCAGATTTAGATACTGAAGAGGGTCGTCAAAAGGCTAGGGAAGACTCAAAACGCCATTATCAGCGTAATAAACCCGCCTACATAGCCAGAAACAGCGTAAAAAAGGGTCAATTACGTAGTTTTTTGCATAAATACAAGGAATTTCACGGTTGTTGCGAGTGTGGAGGCAAATTTCCCTATTATGTGCTGGATTTTGACCATCGTGACCCACAAAACAAGCGCTATGAGCCAGCAAAGTTAGCCGAGACGGGCAGTTGGGATAAAATGCTGGCGGAAATCGCCAAATGCGATGTGGTATGTGCTAATTGCCATAGAGAGAGAACACATCAGAAGAACCATTACTCCCACACAAATGCCCCTACCACCCCTATTGAAGATGATTTTGCCCTTGACGAGTTAGGCAGTAGCCTTATCTCAGAAGCGACAGGGGATATATGAGCACATTGAGTGCCTATTGCATCAAATGCCTTCATAGCGTTACAACTAATGATTATGAAGTTACTACGACAGATTCTGGAAGAAGTAAGGCACATAGTCTCTGTCCTGCATGTGGAACACCTATCCAGAGAATTTTGGATAGAACAGAAGGGGTTAACAAATGAAATTTAATTGGTTTAAGAAGAATGAACTCACTCCAGAGATGGTGTTGGAGATATTAAGAGCAGATGCAGAAGAGGCAGTCGATGAGTATCAATTTACTCTCCCTATCATGTGGGCAGATGATGACTTCCTAGAATTCTTACAAGAAGAGTCGATAGGAAACGAAGTCGAGATGGTTGAAGCCGCCGAGTTATTTAAGATTTGGATGACAGAAAATTGTCTATAAGAATTGGTTCTATTGAGTTTCGTCTGCCATGGGCGAGGTATGCAGATACCTACTCAAAGATTCGCAAATCTGTTGGAGAAGATATCGCCCAAGAGATTGAGTTTGAGATGGAAGCCATGCTGCCACCCGTTGATGAAGAAGAGTTCGCAATCTATAGAACAGCAGAGCACTGTGCAAAGATTGCACGAGGGATTAAATGATGTGGTCATGGATATTGGTGGCAATCGGCGTCACAGGAATATTCCTCGTAGGTCGCAAGACCGTCTGGGGCTGGGTAGTCCTCTTTATCAATGAGGTACTCTGGATTGCCTATGCACTTACCACAAAGCAGTATGGATTTATTTTGGGTGCAATCGCATATGGCATTGTCTATGTGAAGTCATTCGTACATTGGAGAGAGACAGGGAATAAGTAAATGACATCAGAAAATCGCCCATGGGGTAGTTACACAATTATCAAGGAAGCAGATAACCACAAGGTCAAGACAATTGTAGTCGACCCAATGAGACGCCTGTCCTATCAGACACATGAGAAGCGCAGTGAGTACTGGGTCATCGTCTCTGGAACAGGCACTGTTACTCTTGACGGGATAACCAGCATGTGTGTGGGCGGAGATGCCTTCATCATCGAGCAAGGCACTCCTCACCGCGTCGAGAACACAGGTACAGAGCCGCTGGTATTTATCGAGGTACAATTAGGCCTTTATTTTGGCGAAGACGACATTGTTCGTATTGAGGATGACTTTGGAAGATGAATACAGTAAAGACAAGATGTGTGCGATGCGGTAAGCCGGAAGTTGTAGCGGAGTCCGAGATACGCACGCCCCACTACTGCTGGCAGTGCAAGTGAGCCACATAGTCACGCTATCAAAGGAAGAAGTCCGCGCCTGTGCCGATATTGCCCTCAATAGATGGATGATGAAGTGGGGCTCAATCGATAGGCCAAACTATGCAGGTGATAACAAGTCAAAATTAGAGCCAGAGATTGCCGCCAATGTAAGGACCATCGTGGCCGAATATGCAGTTGCTAAATTGTATAAGAAGTCATTTACCTTTCCGTTCTACACCAATGAAGAGCATCACTATCGAAAAGATATTGCCGATGTAGGAAGTAATATAGAAGTCAAGAGCATCCGCACACGTGATGAGATACCCGTATTTCCAAAGGATATCCGCCCAGGATGGATACTAGTGGGAGCACGTGTCCTAGATAGAGATTACTACTCTGAGGTAGAGATATATGGATGGCTACCAATGGAGGAGTGCACGAGGGATGAGTGGAAGTATGCTCCGGAAGGCTCGTGGCGCATCCCACTTGATATGTTTAATCAATCTCTAGAGATATGAGTCGTTACTGAGAAAAAGTGCCTGGCCGGTTTAAAAACTGTGCCGGAGCGAAATCTGTCACACTGTGTTCATGAGCAAAAGTGCGGAGTTTAGTCAAGGCAGAGAGCCTATGTGTCCAGAGGCCTACTGCAATCGTCCTGCAGACCATATTCACTTAGACCGTTCTGATGTTGATGCGTTGCACGCATATGCTCAAGCAGGTCGTATGACTGGTGAATTTGATACGCACATGCGTACTGCACCAACAGATGTCCGTGACCATGCCGCACTCAAGGCACACATGCTCTCTTCTGGTCACTATGCACACCCACTTGATGTGCACGATATGACACACGAAGAATTAAAGGCACATCACGATGAGGACCACGCAACTATGGATGCAGGTCCTGCAGATGAGCGTGAGAATTACACCAACTTCGAACATGAGCACATGCACAATGCCTAAATACGTTAAGCCTAAAGTTGGATTTAATCGCACACAAATTAAAGATGGTCACATCGTTCGTGTATCCAAAGATGGACGCATTAAAGCAATCTTAGATAAGTACCCACCAGAAAAGACAAAGTAATGGCTAGGAAGGCAATCTTCGAAGCCGCACACATTGCCGCACGTGACATTCAACCTGGCGATTATTTAGACAATACCCAAAAGTTGCGTGTGCATGCGGTGAAGATAATTGGTGACGACGTAGTTGCTGCTCACAGACTTCGTGGTTCTAAAGCACCAGGTGTTACTTCTTACAAACCAGATGCAAAAGTTCGAGTATGGAGAAAAAAGTGAAAGCCGCTAAATGCGCTACATGTGGCGTACAAGTTGTGCCACAAGAGATTGCTCACGATATCCACGGTGCTCAATGGAGCGAACCATCACGTGGTTGGACACATAACCCAGAAGCGGTAGACCATAACCCTGACTACTCTCACGTAGCCCACCCGCATGACAATCGCTCACTAGAGCAAGAGCATCAATCTAATAAGGATGAGATGGCTAAGTGGGATAACGCTGCTATGGACCAACAGGTCAATCACATTATGAAGAACATTAATTTGAGCCCAAGGCAGTTCGAATAATGGCAATTACACCATCAAAAAAACTTACACAGCAGATTAAACCTAAGAAAACGACGGGTAATCTTTCTACGCCACAATTTAAACAACAGGTAATGCCAAAGAGCATCTACACTAATGTTGCAATGCAGATGGTTCCGCCATCTCAAGCAACAAACACAGCGAGTGGAACTAAGGCATGAGCAAACCAATGGACGAACACGGTGGTGACCTTCCACGCCAAGAGGGTAATGTAACTCAATATCCTGCTCTTGGCTGTCACGTTTGCCCTGCATCTTTCTTCTCTAATGAACGCCACGCTGCACATATTCGTTCAGCACATCCAGAGACTTCACCACCTGTTGCATGGAAGTCTGGTGAGCACAAAGTTGAATATCATCCAAATCTCACACCGCAACATCCACACCTCTACATCTTAAGCGATGCTCAATCCGGTAAGTATCTATCTAATATGGTGTTAAACAGAGAAGGCAAAGTAGATGCTGTAGAGACGCATCCAAAGTATCGACGTCAAGGTCTTGCTACAAAGTTATGGTCTGAAGCACAGAAACATTCAGAAGAGTTTCCAGCAGTTCCAGCACCACAACACGGAACCTCGCGCACGCGTGCGGGAGATGCGTGGGCAAAAAAAGTTGGTGGAGAAGTTCCTCCTGTTAGCCGTTTGCTATCTGCTCGTCAGATGCGTGGAATGATTGACTTTAGCCGAGAATGACAAAGCCACGTAAACTTAAAGGTAAAGTCATTGAACAACCATTAAATGTTCATGACAACTACAACTTTGATTATAAAGAAGTTACAGACTCAGACCACTTTGTTTTTAAACGTGGAAAAGAAGCAGTCACAGTAACGCTGTCACATCCTCATATTCCAACACTTGAAGAATCAGACCCAAAATATAACTCAGAGTGGGTAAGAGGAACTGGAACTTTTGAAGGAAGAGAGCAGTACCAACACACTCTTTGGAATGAGCCGCATCGTGGAGCAAAGCCTGCAACCATTACTGGGTTGTTTGCAACTCCTGGAGCACGAACAGATGTTGCCACTGCTTTAGGAGTCGTTGCTAATCACTCTATGAAACGTTTTGGTCATGTGCCAAGTGCTAGTAAAGATTTATCTCCACAGAGTCATCCAATTGTTTCTAGAATTATGGGAACAATTAAAGATAAGAATGTTGAAGGTGTAAGCACCCACGTGCCTTATGGCTCTCGTAATGAGATTACTAAGGAAGAAGGCAAAAAGGCTGCAACAACAGAGTCTAAGAAATATTTTGATAAAGACTATGCTCCTCATACATATGAGAAGGCTCAACCTGTTTCTGAGAAAGAAATTAGTTCTGGTAGTCAATTAATGCGTGGATTATTTTCTGGGCGCCATTTAAACAAGCAGCAGTTCCATCAAGACGAACTTCCACTTGGAGAAAACAAGTGAGCGCACAAAATAACCTTTCTCATGAACAGTTATCTATGTTTATGACACCAAAAGAAATTAAATCTAAGTTTGATGTATATCGCGGCGAGTATGACGTTGATGAAACAACTCCAAAGCAGTTGTACGCACGCAAGCGTAGAGATGCAAAACACACTAATCTATTTAACAGTGTTCAAGAGCATGGGGTACAAGAGCCTGTTGAACTTTCCTTGGGAGATAGAACTGTGTTAGACGGTCATCACCGTATTGCATCAGCAAAATCAAAGAGCCTTATTCCAGTTACTTATTTAGAACCTCACGAAGTTAGTTGGAGAGTGGCCTGGAAATGAGCATCCCACTATCTTCTCTGCAATTTTCATTTAAAGATACTCTTGGTGGGCATCAAGTCTTGGCTCATCAAGACGACACACCTATTGGAAAATTAGAATGGGCTGCAGGTACTGGAAAAATTCATGAAGTATTTGTTGCAAAACAACACCGTCGTAAAGGTGTTGCTACAGCATTACTAGAGCATTCACGTAAAATAGCCCAGGACAAAGGATTAAAAGTTCCAACACACTCTGAGCGTCGTAGTGATGCCGGAGATAATTGGGCACAATCTTTAGGAGAACAACTTCCTGAACGTAAGAGCGATAGAGAGTCACGCACATGAGCGCAACAGACCACCTATCGCATCAACTCTTCCACGGAACTATTGAAACACTCAAGCCTGGTGACGTAATCAAGTCAGATGGGGGAGTCTCTTGGGCTACTGAAAATCTTGGTTATGCGTTAAAGCATACAGAGGAACGTACACGTACAGGTTTTGGTGTAAAGCCTGGTGGTGAGTACCCAGTGCATCATGGAAACATATATGCAGTAGAACCATTGGGACAGTTACAAGAAAGCAACGAACCCCATAACAAAGGTGCCTATATGTCTAAAGATGGATTTCGTGTTAAAGAACAAGTTGCGTCTGTATTAGGACCTGAAGAGGACCGTAAAACAATTAAGAAAAACTTTACAAAGTTTGACCCAAGTAAAGAGTCTTATGTAGAAAATGGAAGATATAGGTTTAGCGACTAATGAGTGCCCCACTATCTAATGAACTATTTTTTGAAGCACATCGTGGTGTTAACCTGTCTTACCCCCATTATCCTAAAGAGGGTAAATCTTCTCAATACCGTTTAGATACAAAGAACTTTGGTACTCATTGGTCTGCTGACCCTGAAGTTGCAGCAAACTTTGCTAACAAACATAGCAAGTATCCAGATTGGCGTACAGATTACGCACGTGTTATTCATGCTCAAGTTCCTATGAGTTCTGTAGAAACAAATACTGAGACAATGAAGCAAGGTGGATTTGCTAACTTTAGCCGTCAAGACCCCTACAACGAACAAGAAGTCATGACTAAAGAAGGCGCACCTGTTCGAGTTACTGGCATGACTACCTTGCGTCGTTCTAAAGACCAAACAGAAGTAAAGACTCGCAAGCGCACATACAATCCACCACGTGAGGGTAAAACATGAGCGCTCAAAACAATCTTTCTAAACCGTTATTTCATGGCACTACAGAGAACATCAAACCTGGTGACATTATCAAACCTACACCTCAAGTAATTAGTGGTCGTACAGAAGCATATGCAACACATAATTACAACGAAGCGTATAACTATGCGGGTGCTCGTGCAATGTCTCGTAATGTTCTTTTTGGTTCTGTTTATGAAGTAGAACCATTAGAAAAAGACACAACTATTAAAAAGAAAACTTCATTACTAGGTGACCAACGTCAAAAACCTGTTCGAGTATCTGACCAAGGTTTTCGTGTAAAGCGTCACGTTAATTGGGCAAAGTCACACGAATGAGCGCTCAAGATAATCTAAACTCAACTCAATTTGTAACTTTATACCGTGGTATTCCTGTGCACCCAAAAGATGTAAATACACGTTTTGCTGGAATTCACTGGTCACAAGATATGGAATCTGCTAAAGGATTTGCACAGCCATATCACCCAATTCATGACAGTAATGGAGTTGTAATTGAAGCACGGGTGCATCCAGAACACATAGTTCAACCACACACGGCAGAATGGCATGAGTATGGTGGAGGAGACTACGATAGTGGTTCAGGAATTTTTGCTCCTAGTCACTCAGAAAAAGAAACTACAATTCGTCGCGGTTCACCTATTCAAGTAACTAAATTGCATCATTTTATTGAAGGACGTAAAGCAGGAGAAGTAGAACCCTCTTGGGAACAGCACGAGTCCGCATGAGCGCCCATAAGATTCTTTCTCAGCAACTGTTCCATGCATCAGATGTGGAATTCAACCCTGGCGATGTTATTGGCCCCCGAAACCATAACCATGCTTATGCCAGCATCGACCCCAATCATGCAGGTCAATGGGGAAAGAATGTTTATAAGGTAGAACCTGTAAATGCTCAGGAGATGCACGAGACAACTAAGGCTAATCACGCCTGGTTGAAGGACGTGGACTGGGACCCCAATGACAATGAGGATATGCAACGGGTCAGAAACTTTGTGGCTACCGTTAACTCTAAATCTGGTTTTAAGGTAGTAGGAAAAGCCTAAGAAATTTAGGCTATCCTTAAATCATGGCTAAATGCATCAAGTGTGACCACACCATTGAGTTTGGGGTCTGCACATCCGATACTTGCAAATGTATTTGCGAGGATAAATGAGCGCCGAAGATAACCTATCTCGACAGTTTGGTGATAAAAAGAAGTGGATTCCTACACCTATTCCAGGTTGGAAGATTAAAGACCACATGCTTTCATATCATTTCCGTCAGTCAGATGTGCCTAGACCCTCTAAATACAACGACAAAGCATGGAAAACAATCCACGACAATCTTCATGCAGAGGGAAAACTTAGTGAGCCACACGACCACTGGACTCCTAAGAATAAATGAACGATAAGTACGAGAAGTGGCGTTGCGGATACTGCGGCAAATACTACGTTGTACAAGATTTAGCAAGAGACTGTGAACAAAGACATGAAAGCGAGTAAATAATGGCTAAGTCAACTAAGATAGGCCCACAAAAATTAAGACTTATTGGTCGCCCTGACATTAAAACCGATGTAAAGAATAAAAAGGCAAGAGAAGCACGTGCTTTTAATAAAGAAAAAACAGAACGAGAAGACGCACAACGCAATGCCACAGTTCGTGTTGCAAAAAAACCAGAAAAGAAGGTGCAGTAATGGCAGACAAAGGAACAGCAGCAGCAATTATTGAGGTTGCTAAAAAAGAAGTTGGAACTATTGAAGGTCCAAAGGACAATGAGACAAAGTACGGCGCTTTTACAAAGGCTAACTATCTTGCATGGTGTGGTTCTTTTGTTATGTGGTGTGCTAACCAAGCCGGTGTAAAGGTTCCTAATACTGTCTCTACAGTCGCAGGTGCAGCAGCATTTAAAAAGATGGGTACTTGGTTTGACGCTGACTGCGGTCAATCACCACAGCCAGGAGATATCCTGTATTTTGATTTCCCGGGAGATGGCGTTGATAGAATCTCACATGTTGGGATTTGTACCGGCATTGATTCCGATGGGGTTGTGACTACTGTTGAAGGCAACACTTCTGGAAAGAAGAAGGGTAGCCAACGCAATGGCGGTGAAGTTTGCGAACAAACTCGTGGTTACAAGCCAAACAAGAAGAAAGTTCTCGTATCAATCGTTGGATGGGGTCGTCCAAATTACAAGGGCAACGAAGTTCAAGCAAAAATCCCAACATCTGAGACACCAGTCTTCCCTGGTCAAATTCGTCCAGGGGCTAAAGGTGAGTCAGTCAAGATTGTCCAGAAGGCTCTTGGTCTTAAGGCTGATGGCGATTACGGCCCAGCCACAAAGAAAGCAGTCATCGCATTCCAAGACAATCACGATATTGTGGATTCAAACGGAATTGTAGGCCCTAAAACTTGGGCAGAATTAATTAAGTTCCTCTAATGTACTACTTCACTCACATAACATTTCAAGGGGTATTTTTGGTAAGTTTAGTACTAATTGCCTATTTAGGCTCAATATGGGCAGATAAGGACTAAATAGGACATTTTGACTTAAGACCCTCCATGGTTACCTGATGGTATCCTTGGGGGGTTCTTTAGTTAAGGGGTGGATATGACAACGATTGTAGCCGTGCAGTATGACGACAGAGTTCTCTTTGCTGCTGACAATCAAGTAACTGGCGACGACGGACGCATCTATCATCATCCCAAGATGCAGAAAATTACAGAACGTGGTGAGTATCTTATTGCTGGTTCTGGAGAAGTAGGTGCTTGTGATATTGCTCAACATATTTGGGCGCCACCAAAACCTACAGTAAAAGACCGCCAAGATGTTTATCACTTCATGATTGCAAAAGTGATGCCTTCTCTCAGAAAATGCTTAACAGATAATGGGCATGACTTTAATGAGGGTAAAGGTGACGGTAAAGGTGACGGTTCTCGATTTAACTTATTAGTTGCGGTATGTGGTGAGGTATTTGATATTGCAGATGACTGCTCAATTTGCATGAGTGATGATGGCATCTATGGGGTTGGCTCTGGTTCTTCATACGCTATTGGGGCTCTCCACGCTGGTGCAAAGCCGTTAAAGGCTCTAGAAATTTCTTCTAAATTAGACGCAAACACTTCTGGCCCATTTATGACGAAAGAACAATTTAAGTAACCCTTTGTGATGTAAGTCACAACATTCTGTAGTTAGATATTCACACAACTTAATAAGTGGCTCCTGGGTATGAGCACGCACAAACTGCCTAAATGCGGCCGTAGCGCAATTGGTAGCGCACCACCTTGCCAAGGTGGATGTTGCGAGTTCGAGTCTCGTCAGCCGCTCTGATAGGATTTAAGAATGTCAAAAACACAAAATAAGAAATTAAAGAACAAGATAGAGCATGCAGAGTTTCTATGGAACTATGCACAGATGCATGCTGCCCTACTGCAGCAGACTCTTGATATTGCTATCGGTGAGTTTGAAACTCACAAAGAAGAGTTAGAGCCAGACCTTGTAGCCACGATAGAGGAGCAGATTAATCTGCGTAAAAAAGATGTTGAAACTTTCTTAATGGAAGAAAAAGGCAAGTATTTAGAACGTATTGGCATCCAACAAGACTGATAATAGTATCTAGTCCTTGAGGGGGAATCGAGACAGGTATATGTTTATGGCAAGTCTAAAGAATGTGTTGATGCGTATTGTTGCAGTATTTGCAGCAAGCGGTCTTGGAGTTATTGGTGCTGGTGCAGTTGCTGGTATCTCTGTTGGAAAAGCAATGCTTGTTGCTGGTCTTACAGCAGTAGCAGCCGTTGTAGAGAAGTTGGCTCGTGCATTTATGGACGACGGCAAGTTAACACTTGATGAAATCAACGCAGCGTTCTCTACAGTTGACAAGGGTGCAAAGACTGTTGCTGATGTAAAAGTTGAAGAACGTCAAGCAGCAGATGCAGCAGCAAAAAATACACCAAAAGCGCCTGCTAAAGAAGACGACCCAAACTACAACTAACCCCTACTTGAGTAGAACCCTCCACCTTTAAACTGGAGGCCAAAAGAATTATAGACACGTTGAAGAGCGTAGCCACATTTTTCACAAAAATACTCTGGTTCAGAGTCGTGAATGCTACGCTCTTTGTCGTAATTTAAGTCGCACTGAATACAGGCATATTCATACTTGGGCATGGTTGGAGCATACACTATCTTTAGAAGGAGTAAACTAAAGACATGATTTCCACAAAGCAATTTGGTAGCCAAGCAATGACCACAAGCACACAGGCCATGCCTGAAATGAAGAAGTTTGACGGTCCTGTAAGTATCAATGTGTCTGGGGCTCAGAATATGCAAGCAGCAAACTCAAATAAGCCAATAGCAAAGCCAGGATTTGGTTCATGACTTCGGTCGTGGATACTCATCGTCCTCTTACAGCGTTAGACCGCTGCGACAAATGTGGCGCTCAAGCCATGGTGCGAGCAACTCTTGCAAATGGCGAACTTTATTTTTGTGGACACCATGGACGTGAAATGGGAACACCACTAGTACAAAAAGCATTACAAGTATTTGACCCAGAAGGAGTGTTCAACTATGCCCATCGGTGATGGATACTTTGGAAGTCCTAAAGGAACGTTTGGAAAATACGTGACAAGCCCAGCAACAAGTCCTCTGTCTACTCAGTTTTCAGCACGGGCTACAACTAAAGTTGAAGAGCAACAGCGTCGTCGATTTGGTCGCAAACGCGAATCAGGGTTTGTTGGTAATGGTTATACGGGGTCATATCCATATGTAACTGGCACACAATCATCTAACCCAGTTCAAAACCCATATGCTCAACCTAAACGACCAACAAAGAGTTCTGGTAGAGCAGCATCTTCAAGGAGTGGTGCTGGTTCAGGAGGCACTGCTGCAGGATACATCGGAGGACTTGGTACATGAGTAATCAACTTAATCGTAAACCACTAATGGTTAATCAACGTCGCAGTATTAAACAGCACTTTAATTACACGCCAGACTTTTCTCCAAAAGGAAAAGCAGAGCCGTCTGTTGTTTCATGGGCAGAACGTGGTCGTGGTGTACAGGGTGAATCAGTAAATTCAAAGAGTACAAATGATAAGTTCATCATTAATAAAAATTGGAAACCAGTATAATAAAGTAAATTGAAGAGGGCAGTAGTCATTCCGAGGGGAATACTTGAAAAAACTGCGTGTATCCGCAGCACTATCCGTATTACTATTTAACGCTTTCTTTCCAGTACTATTTGTAGATTCAGCATACGCAACATGCGTAAATGTAAACCAGGCTGCAGCCATTGCTGCGGCTGCTGCGCCTACCCCAGAAGGTGAAACACCTACTGTAACAACCATTAACACTTGTGCAGGCGACGATGTGTCTTACCAAATTCCAATTACTACATCAGTTACGTTTGATGGAGTTCAATACGAAAATATTTATGCAACAACAAACTCAGTAATTACTTTTGGTAGACCTGATGGAACTTTTCATGACTACCCACAGACTCCATCTATCTCGCTCTATTCTATGGATTGGTTAATTCTTCCAAGTCAAAAACCTGATGAGCATTTGATAATAAGTGCATCTGATGGTGGGTTTCAAGTCAATTTATCTGCTAGACCATATGGAAACTATAATGTTCCAACTCCAACCAATATAGTTATCACCGCTGCTATAAATGCAGACGGAACTGTTGCTATTGCTTATTCTGTTTCTGGTCCTACCTATCCAGGTCAAACAAGAACTGGCGTTAGATTAAATGATGGAAGTATCGTTACTCTTGAGCAGTACGGCGTTGTTCAAGTTCAGAGTGTGCCAACGCTTGCTCCCGATGCAGGCGGGACAGTGATAACTCCTGAGCCAACGCCGAGTCCTTCTTCCACCCCAGAACCAACACCGACTCCTTCTCCAACCGTCGAACCCTCGGTAGAGCCGACAAGTACCCCAACACCAAGCCCAACACCAACCCCAGAAACAACGCCACAACCAAGTCCATCACCGACTCCTACTCCTACTCCTACTCCTGAAGAAACAGTAGCACCTATTCCGGTTCCAGAACCTCAACCAGAGCCTCAGCCTCAACCAGAGCCTGTCGTACCCGCTCCGGTTCCTTCTCCTCGTCCAGAACCTGTTGTGATAGTGATACCGCCTGTTGCAATCCCAGACCCTGAACCAGAGATTGTTCCAGAACCAGAGGTTGTTCCTGAGCCAGAGCCTGAGCCAGTTGTTGAACCTGAGCCAGAGCCAACCCCAGAACCTGAAATTGTTCCTGAGCCAGAACCTGAAATTGTTCCTGAGCCTGTTCCAGAACTTGAGCCAGAGCCTGAAGTTGTTCCTGAACCAGAAACTGCACCAGAACCTCCTGCTGTTGAAGAAGAGGTAACTGTAGCAGAAACAATTGAAGATGCTTTAGAAGACGGTAAACTTACTGATGAAGAAAAAGCAGTAGTTGCAGAAGCGTTGATTGCCTCTGCTGCTCCTGGAGAAGCACTGTCTGCAACAGATATAAAGGCTGCAGGTTTGGAATATGCAGATTTACCTCCATCAACACCTGTTGATGTTCGTACAGATGAAAATGGAAATGCAGTAGTTATTACTGCAGAAGTTGCAGCACAAGTTGAACTCTTACAAGACCCTGGCGCATTACTTGCAACCGCACTATCAGACCCAGGTGCTGCATTAGCAGCACTCGGTGCTATCGGTGCTGACATGTCACTCGAAGAACGAGAAGAAGCAGAGAAGATGGTTGTAGCAACAGTTGTTGCTGCGGGCGCTGCAATGAACGCGGCGACTGTAGCGGCATCAACAACTACAGGAAGCAGTACAAGTAGTGGGGGAAGTTCTGGTGGTGGAGGCGTATCAGGCGAAAGTAAAGGCGTTAGGAGAAGACGTACATGAAGATACTAAAAGACATGGTTGACCAACTATGGACTCTGCTTGGCATGTTTATTGCTTGGGTAGTTCTAGATGGAAGCGCTAAAACTATTGTTGGCTACGCAATTTTGGCTACATTAGTTGCTTGGGCCATCACGTATCCACTGCGTAATCGAGACGAATAAGGGATTATTTCCCTTGAGGGCATGTCAAAGGAGAAACATGACACAAGCACAACTCAAGGCTGCCGCGGCAACGTACCTCCGTGCCGCTGCTGCTTCAGTAATCGCACTTTACATGGCTGGACAAACTGACCCAAAGGTTCTGCTTAACGCAGCAATCGCTGGTCTTGTTGGCCCACTTGCTAAAGCGCTCAACCCAAAAGACTCATCATACGGAATCGTTAAGAAGTAATTAAGGAGAAGCACCAGTGACAACGTTCTTTACAACTATCGGCATTGTTGCTGGTGCTCTCATAAGCGTTGGGATTCTTTTGAGTCCCTTCTATAAAAGGATTAAGCGTTGGGTCCAGTGGATGGAGCGCTTCATGCGTGACTGGGAAGGTGAGCCAGAAGAGCCTGGTCGTGCTGCTGTTCCTGGAGTAATGGAGCGCCTCAATAAGTTAGACGGAGAACTCACAAATAATGGCGGCTCTACTGTAAAAGACAAGGTAGACACACTCTACAAAAATCAGGCTATCTTGATGGATGCCTTTGTTGAGATGGGTGAGAGACTCATCGCTATCGAGAATTGTTTAACAGTTACAACCCCAACTAACGAGAAGTAAGAGAAGATTGCCCTATGAGCATCTTCGAACCTTGGACGGGACAACGAGTTAGTCCCTTCAACCCTGAATTTGCCTCATCTCTTGTAGGAAACATTCAAGCCAAAAATCGTCGTAAACATTTTGATGAAGCCCACACTCAAGCCCGTTCTGAAACTGCCTCAACAGTAAAGGCAAAAAAGCCTGCAAGACCTGGTAAGTTTAAAGCAATACAACTATCGGAGGAGCCACAAATGGAACAAGCAACATCTGTCACAACACCTACAACACCAAAACTTCCAGTTAAGAGCACTCGTGCTTACCCAAAGAAAATTAAGGGAACTGCACCTGGAACTAAGCCGAAGAAGAAGTAATAATGAAGTGCGCTAATTGCAATAAGGATGCTCTATTTGAGTATCAAATTACCAAGAAGACGTCTATTTACTATTGTGCAAATGACCTTCCTGGTTTTTTAGAGGAACGCAAGAAGGCTGGTCTGTTAAAGATTACTCCTGCGTTTACTGAAGCAAAAGAGAGCGCCCTAGAACAACTTTCTTCAGAAAAGACTGAAGAGTCAAAGCCAGTCAAAAAGGCAGCAAAAAAGAAGGCAGAATAAAATGCCTATCATTCGTAAGTTCGCAGTGCAGGGTCATCCTGTACCATCAGCAGTGCACAGTCCTAGAGGACCATTTCCGCCTGAAGTTCTAGCCCAACCTCAGATGGATATGGGCGATTACCATTCGGATTCATTACATGTTGGACTAGACGACGTACGCTTCTTCAAGTGCAGGGCTTGTGAAGAAGTACTTTTAGAGGCTGAACTCAACAATCATGATTGCGAAAGGTAAATAATGGCAACAAATAATAACGGAAACCTACTTGATGATTCAGGTGAGGTAGCAATTGACTTCGTATGGGGAAACATCCCTTTGCAGCCGAACGATGTTCGTCCAGACAATGCTGGTGCGACTCTTTCAACAACAGTCACAACAAGAGTAGCGGGTCGTCTTGACCCAGCAGCAGATAACCACATCATCGCTCTTTCAGGGTGGGGCGGATACCCACTGTTTGTAGAAAATAGTGCAGGAGAAGATGTAGTTGGTGCAACTGATTACGTACTCGTACCTTCAGTACTTGGTCTTACAACAGCAGAAGCAACTGACGCAATGAAGGATGCATCACTCGTTCCTACAACTGCAACAGCAGCAACTAACGCAGCAGGAAGCATCACAGATATTGACCGCACTGCAGGTTCAACAACTGTTGAACTCACAGGTGTTGGCTTTACTGCAGCGTACCCAGTCGGTACAAAGATTACAGTGGCTTCAACAGGCACTGTAGACGGTACATGGACTGTTACAGGTAACACAAGCACCAACAAGATTCGCTTTACCTCAAATGCAAGCACAGTTCTTACATCGGGTACAGGCTCAATCATTGGTGTTGCTGGAACAATCAAGACACAATCTGTTGCAGCAGGACAGAACAACGTAGCACCAGGAGCAGCAGTAACAATTACTCCTTGGGCAGCAGCGTCCTAATTAGTTAGGAAATTAATATGGTTCGTCCGTTAGGCGGTTCAGCGGCTCGTGGTCAAAAACGAGTTGCTGCACCGTCTGCGGATGAATTTAACCTTGCTATTGGTAATCAATTTGGTCCTCGTCAATTAGCAGGTATTGAAAAGATAACAGGACCAGATTTTGGTGGAGTTCCTTTTCAAACTGCTGGCGGTGCTCCACTTGCTTCTTCTTATGGTGAGTTTGATGAAATTCTTCCAATTTTTACACAAAACAATTTATTAGACCAGTACGACCCAACAACTGGCGCCGAATATCAAAACTTTGGACAGACTCCAGATATGGTGGATGAGTCTGCCGCACCTCTTACAGTTGTTCCTACATCAACAATAAATCCTGACCGTCCACGAACAGTTGCGGCTGGTTACGATAAAATGGAACAGAAAATTACAGTTGTGTTCCGTGACGGAACGTTCTACAATTATTATCAAGTAAGTCCTAATGAGTGGCAGGCATTCAAAGCCCGTGTCTCAAAGGGACGTTACATCTACAGTTATTTAGATTCAAAACCTCGTGGTCCTGCAGACATCGCAGGCATCTCTGCTACAGCACGCAAAGCGTTCTACAGAGTTGCTCGTGGTTCTCAAAGATTAACTGGAGGTCGTCCAGGAAAGCCGCCTAAACCAAAGAAACCGTGATATGCCAAAGGTACACAACGTCGGACCACTCTTTATACAGATAACAAACTTCCCATATGAATGGGGTTCTAAGGTAGTTACTCGTGGCTGGACTCAAGAAATAGAAGAGCCATTTAGAGTTGCAACTCCGGTTATAGTACGCTTGCCTAAATATAAGGCACTAGTCTTTGGACGGTGGGATGGTATGAAGAACGAAGAAGAAGCACTAAGCGGAGCACTAGAAACACGGGATGTGACATACGATGATTTTACGGAAGAAGCAGGTTGGACACCAGCCCCAGACTCGCATCGAGAAACGAGTAGCGACACTCTCCACTCCAGATTTGCTTTTATGGATGGAGCAGTCGATGTACACGATTGGCAAACTGACCACAGCGTGGCAAAAAAATCCTAATGAAGCCTTGATTGATGAAGTTGTTATGGGCACTGAAGTATTTCATGCTATAGCAAAAGAGTTAAAACAACGTACAAAGAGTATGCTATAACTCTATGGAAAAAGAATACGACGATGAAAAATTTGAGGAGATTAATCCCGAATTTTATACGCAAGAAGAAATTCTTCCTGAAGACGTCCCTGATGAGCAGTTAGACGAATTATCCCAGCAGTTTGTTGACAAACTCATTGACAAGATTATGGACTTCCTCAAAGTATTGGTTGGGCATGATTTGCACCCTTACCAGAAGCCATTGGCTCGTCGTGTTATTGAATCAGTCATTATTAATGACGGAGAAGAAGTAACAGCATTAGCGTCCCGTCAGTCAGGAAAGTCAGAGACAGTCGCTGACACAGTAGCCACACTAATGATTTTGCTTCCGCGCCTCGCACGCCTGTACCCAGACCTACTTGGAAAGTTTAAAGATGGATTATGGGTCGGCCTGTTTGCACCAACAGAAGGACAGGCTGAAACTCTCTTTGGCCGTACTGTGACACGCCTAACATCAGAGCGTGCTGTTGAAATTCTTGGTGACCCTGAGATTGATGACTCTGCAGCAAAGGTGGGCGGAGTAACTCGACAGATTAGATTACGTAAATCTGGCTCTACTATCACAATGATGACTGCAAACCCACGTGCAAAGATTGAATCTAAATCTTTCCATTTGATTGTTATTGACGAATGTCAAGAGGCAGACGACTTTGTTGTTTCTAAATCAATCTCACCGATGCTTGCTTACTACGCAGGTACGATGGTGAAGACTGGCACACCAACGACAAGCAAGAACAACTTTTACAAATCTATTCAACTAAATAAACGTCGCCAAACTACTCGTGGCAACAGACAGAACCATTTCCAGTGGGATTGGAAAGATGTTGCAAAGTTCAATGCAAATTATGAAAAGTTTATTAGAAAAGAAATGTTACGTATTGGAGAGGACTCTGATGAGTTTCAAATGTCGTACAACTGCAAATGGCTTCTTGAAAGAGGCATGTTTGTTACTTCGAGCGTTATGGATGAGTTGGGCGACACTTCTCAGGAATTGGTTAAGGTATGGCATAAAACCCCAGTCGTTGTCGGCATCGACCCTGCTCGTAAAACTGACTCTACAGTCGTTACTGTGGTTTGGGTTGATTGGGACCGTCCTGACGAGTTTGGTTACTTTGACCATCGTGTTCTTAATTGGCTAGAACTACAAGGAGATGATTGGGAAGAGCAGTACTTCCAAATTGTTAACTTTCTCAGTAACTACGATGTTCTTGCAGTTGGCGTAGACGGCAATGGTGTTGGAGATGCTGTAGCCCAACGTCTAACGCTTTTATTACCACGAGCAGTAGTTTCAGCAGTTACATCCTCCCCTTCTGAACAATCAAAGCGTTGGAAACATCTACAAGCATTGATTCAGAGAAAAATGATTTCATGGCCTGCTCATGCAAAAACTCGGCGTTTACGAACATGGAAGCGCTTCTATCAACAGATGACTGACCTAGAAGTTACTTATAAGGGACCAAATTTCTCAGCAGCAGCCCCTGAAGAAAATTATGCCCATGATGACTTTGCAGACTCATTGGCTATCGCATGTTCCCTTACTAAAGAACTGACTATGCCAGAAGTCTCAGTCTCTAGTAATCCTTTTTTCTAGTTCGACCACACAAAACGCCTAAAAGGGTGGAAACTATTGCCTAGGAAATAGGCCTTTCCAAATCAATCCTTAAGGAGTAAGTATGACAATCTCACCAGCACCTCAATTTCCAGAGCGTGCACCACAGAACTATGAGCGCAAGGGCGCTGACAACACAACTCGTCGTGGACCACTTCGCTTTGAAGAAGGCGTAGCCACAGACACAGATGTACCAAACGATTTTCAAGTAGGTATGTCATCTGGCGCTGCAACAGCACCAGGTCGTCCAAACCGCAACGCACCAGTGCACACAAAGACTGCAGCAGAAACCATGCAGGCACGCGCACACGTAGGCTCAGCATCATGGGTTGAAGCACCAACATTCCTT